CTTTGCTCTTTCCTCCTTGTTAGGAAAAAACCTGTCTAAGACATCCCCTACTACAGGAAGAAGACTTGGCAAAAGAGCTGCTATAGCCATTACTTAAAACTCCCATTAATCATATCGCGCAACTTGTTGGTATAGGCCCACAACGCACTGATCTGCTTCTCCTGCATATCCGTTTGTGCCCTAAGTCTAGTTGTTTCTACGAAAGTGTTACGTGAAATAATATCATCGACATCCTTACGCAGTTCCTTGACGCTGGAAGAAAGTTTTACCGCAACAATAACTAGAGCCAGAAGACCCATGACTTGCTGCCAGTAGTCTTTTATTAGAGAAACTTCTGCTTCCATAAAAAACCATGACCTACGCTTTTTCGTGCATTATTACAGCTATACCGGCTAAAACGAGTGAAACCCAAACCCAGCCTATTTGCTGAGTCAGAACCCAACCACCTATAGCCGCAACACTTGCTGCTGCATAGGTTGACGGCTCTATCAACCGTCCTTTTACCCAATGTACTACTTCATGCATTAAAGTTCTCCTTAACCACATATATAGGAAGTGCCACGAAGCGCAGCTCCTACACCTTTCTTGGTGCCTTTGTATATTTTGCCTGTTAAAGTATTCGGCGTAGATACAGTCTTAGGCCCGTTGTAGGGAACTGTTCCTTGGTCACTAATGACCTCTCCTTTGGCAATCTTGCCAACAGAAGGTTGGTTTCTTTTCGTAGCGGCCATGATTATCTCCTATTTTACCGGTCCACGACAATAGTTTCTTTAGAATCTTGTTTCATAAGTTCTCGTTCTCGTGCAGCCTGTATTCGAGCCGCAGCGATTTCTTCCGCAGAAGCAATACGTTGTTTGCCAAGCGACATTGTATTGTTAGCTTTCTGTTCATCCAGTTCCAGACGTGCTTGATCGACGGCCAATTCGTTCGCATCGCGCTGTGCCCGAATCTGGAGATCCTGTTCCTTGAGAGCGATTAATGGATCTTGTTCACCACCACCGCTGATTTGATTACTCAGTGCTTTTACTTCCTGCATTCCCTGAGAAATCAACTCTGCCACCATTCCTTCAATCTGAAGAACCTGTTCTTCCGTGGGTTGCTGGCCCTGAAGCTGTTGCTGCATCTGAGCGGCCACCTGTTCTTTGGCTTTGACAGAAATGTGCTCCATTACATGCTTCTGAAGAGACATTCCCGTTTGAGGCATAGCTCCTACTATAGCAGAGGAACCAAAAACCAGATGCGCCATTATATGTGCGTCATGGTTCTGTCCTTCAAAAACAACCAAAGGTACGTTTTCCAAGGCGTCTGAGTTTTCAATCGCAGGATCTTTTGCGACGGGTTCGCCTTCCTCACTTGGCTTTAGAACCGCGTCCACATCCTTGACACCAATCGCCTTATACATGCGGCGGTACGCCTCATAGAGATTATGAAGATCGGGGGCTGACTGGGCAAGTTCGAGTTCCGTCTGGGCAAGTGCGACTCGTTGGGCCATGGACGCGATATTTGGATCAGACACAGGTATAACATCGACGCGCTCATCGAAATCCTCCGCTTTTATGGTTCTTTCACCACCAACCACGTTGTACGGATATTCCGGTGGAAGGTAGTCTGCAAAAACATAGGAGAGAAGATAGAACTCTTCTTTCTGTGCATAGTGCATTCTCTTGTGAATAGCCGACATAACTTTTGCACCCTGCTCCAGAAGAGCAATGGTAGTGCCGACGGCAGCTTGCTGGTTCCCATCACCTACCTGTAGATTGGAAACCGCTGCAAACCTTTGGCCCGCATCCACACAAAATCCCATCAACTGGAATAAGGTAGAGTCCGCTCCCTTGTAAGGAAGCATCATCAACGCATCGCGGATAGCTCCTCCAGGGGCATCTACGTCTCTAAATTCTCCCGGCGACAGCGGCTCATCGTCGTTCCGTATACGGAGGCCCCGCGCCTTGAACCCCGCAGGGAGGTTGGACAGGGTTCCGGCGTCTATGAGCTGACGAAGCGCGGCTGTCGCCGTTCGACTCAGTCCACCAATCATATGGATGAGACCAAGACCGTAAAAACCAAAACCCGGTAAAAACTTAAAGTGAACGAAATACTGACGCTTCCTTCTGTCCGGATCATCCTCCAGCCAATTGCGCCGAATACTTAGAATCTTTCCGTTGTTCTCCGAAAGAGTTACTACATACGGTAGTTTGATACCTGTAGGTTCTCCCCCATCTCCCGTGTCTTCAAAACCTTCTATATCCAGATTGACGTGGCATTCCAGCAACGTAATATCTGTGTCCAGATACGTAGCCTCTACACCGCTGATTTTATCCATCTCTTCCTTTACGTCGGATGGATCTACTTGCGTTTCCTTTATTTCAATGTCCCGGTAAAAACCGGCAACCTGCTTTTTACGAACATCGTTTTCTGTAATCTGAATTACGTGCGTTACGTTCTCTGCTGTTTCCAGATCCGTTGCAGTATACGGAACGACAAGCTGTTCCGCCGGTACAAACTTGCTGACCGCACGGCACAGGAAATCGTCGTAATAAACTTTCTTAAATGTGGAACCAGCCAGCGGTAAATAAAACAGCATCTGGTCAAATTCAGGCGTGTACTCTTTCATTACACAACTGATCTGATAATTCATAAAGTGACGGACGCGGTCTGCCTGATCCTCTACCTCCGGCGTTACCTTCCCTACGATTTCTGTGCGAACCGGCCCTCCCGCCGGAAGAAGCTCATTGAATGCCTGTGCCTGAAACTGGGTTACCGCCTCTGCCAGCAATGGGTGTGTGACACCGGTTGCTCCACGAAAAGGTTCCGCTCTTTCTTCGTACTTGAAACCCAGTAGTTCAAGGCCCGTGCTGTAGGCTTCTTCCCAGTCCTTGCGGCCATTCTTGTTTGTCTCGTATTCCTCCAGCAAATCGGAAGAGATCCTTGCTAGTTCCCTGTCTCCCACTTCCTCTGCAAGATTGGCAGAAAAATCCCCGCCATCGGAGCGCATTGCCTGTGGGTCAAAGTCCACTACTACGCCGCCATCGTCCTCCAGTTGAATGTTCAGACCGGGTTCTTCAATGACCGTAGTGTCCTCTACCGCAACTTCCGCCCCCTTGTCTTCGTCCAGCTCAACGGGAGGAATCATATCCTTTCGTTCTATGAGAGAAGCCGTGCCAAAATTGCTGCGTGGTAAAGTGGGAGGTGCCATGTTTATGCTCTCCTCATAAGGCTTCCAAGACCACCGCCCATACGGTTATACCACCTTTGATCCTTGTGCCTTTTTGCCAGTTCCCGCATACTTTCGCCTTCTTCCCGGACACTCATATCGCCATAGCGAGGAAGCTCACCGGCCACCGTGCCATGAGGGACAGAACCACCGTAGGCGTACTTTTGCTTGACGTATCCGCCATCCCGGTAAAGATCAAACATACTACCCATTTCATCCAGAGTAGAACCCTTTGGCCGAAAACTTGTCATACCCACCACTTCCTCTGTAGGGATAGGAGTGCCGGTGGGTGCTGTAGGCACGGGAACATCTTCCAGTCTTCCACCCGTTTCGTACCAAGGGCCTGGATCCACATACTCTAATGGACCTCGGCTAACAGTTGAGTCCGCCACAAACCCCATATTCCAAGGTGACGGCATCCCTACCGCACCTATCTCTTCCCCAGTATCAGCAGGCATAGGGGCCATAGGAGCCATCATTCCTGCGCCACCTGCATCTGCGCCCTCCTTCATTTCTCGCATCTCAGCCGAAAGGCCTTCCCATGTCTTACGGGCGGCTTCAGGGTCCTTTTGCCATTGTTGAAAAAGTTCGTTCAAAGTATTTGCTGAAAGACTCTTCCAGTAAGGCGGAAGGTCCTTTCTTCCTTCGGCATCTCCAAGGTAGAATCTAAGCATCGACATTGTTTCTATGCGTCGTGCGTCTTCCATTTCTTCCGCAGTAGCCCTACGAGGAGCATCCGCCGTGGAAATCCCACCCAGATCACTCTGATCCAAATCGCCACCAGAAGCGTAGCCAAGTGGCCGGAAACCCGGCATTCCTCCATCGCGGAGACCAATCAACGAAGCGTACATATCTGTTTTTTCGGGATCCAAGGACGTTTCTCCTAAAATTCTACGGGCTATTGGGTTAGGCATTGGTGTAAAGCCCTGAATATACTCAATAACGGTGGTGGGACCCGCATCGTCGGACCTACCCTGTCGCTGTGGCCTTGGTGAACCGGGATGTTCGGACGAAGGGAAAGGAGAACCGCCTCCGCCGCCACCGCCTCCTGACTGTTGCATATTAGGATCTCCTGTTCTTTTTATTCTTGAAGTACAATACCTGTTTCTCCCTGTCTTCCGCACCCTTGCGGGTGGGATAGCAGCCCAGTTTCTTGTTCGCCCGACTAAACAGACAATACTGTGTTTTTCCGTCTACCTGAACTCTTTTAATCATGCCTGTACCGTGGGCCGTGGTTCGGTAGCCACCTCTCCCTGACAGCAGTCACCGTCCGCTACACATTTACAGTTAGCACATTGGTAGTGCCCGTGCACCATTGTTTTTGGCTCACGGCACCCGCACCTTGGACAAACGTCCGCCTCCGAAACACCCATGTCAGATATCCTTTTCCCCTTGTCCAAGTATATCGGCAAGTTCTTCCTCCGTATAGGTTTTCACAAGCTGGCTCTGTACCGGTACTATACAATACATGGTAGGAAACTTCTGCCCGTTAAAAGGAGGTGCCTCCTTGGCCGACACTATCGCCAGTTTCTGCTGCATACGGGATGCAAAAATCCGTACAAGGGTTATGTCCTCCCCTTCCAGATCGTGGTACTCGACCCAAGAACGAACGGCGCTTTCTTTCAGGTCCCGGTGGCGGGCATCCCACTTATACTTGAAGAAACCGGAAATGTTCTCCAACGCACGTCCGGGAAAACCACAGGGATGGCCTTGCTGAATTTCCACATGGCTGTTTGGAAGCGAGGACCCTCCTTCCGCAACCACGGGCCAAAACATAAAGCCCACTACAATACTTATTAAGGACACACGGAGCATAATAGCTCTCCTTGTTCAGACTGT